TTCGAACCTAAAAAAGCTGACACAATTAATGATCTTAAGCGTGAGTTCAAGAAGTTTGCAAAGACTAAGAAGGGTAACAAGCAATTAGTTTCACGTATTACTGACGCGGTGGCAGCATGAAGATGAAATTATTTTTAATAGGAACTATTGCTGCTGGTATTTTTGCTAACTGGCCGGCAGAAGCTGATTACTCTGATCACTATATGTGGAATGGCAAATCTTGGATTGCCAAGTCCACTAGTGGTCTTGAACATATTATTCAAAATGGAGACGAAATCACATTCAATTTCCTTACTGACAGATGTCTTGAAGACATTCATAAAGATTGTTATTATAAAAAACTTCGTAGTCAGCTTGGAGAAAAATATGGAAGTGGTGAATATAATAATAAATCAGTTAGATACACATTCTCTGTTAAAAAAGAAAAAAGACATGGAGCTAATATGAAGCTTTGGGAACTTAAACCATTTGGCGGTAATACATGGACTGTTCCTACAATTGCTATTACTCAAGACTGGATTAATATTAATCATATTAATGGTCATGGTCACGAAGGAATGGTATCTAGAGATTATAATTTTCCACATGGAGTTTGGAATCATTTTATTGTTGATACTAAACAATCACCAAACGATGACGGATATGTTGTTGTTAAAATGAATGGAGAAATTGTTTTTAACTATCGTGGAAAGACTACATGGAATCACAGATTTTCTAATGACTATATATTTGGCCCATATATCTGTTGTGGAAATCAATCACCGAATGAGCCAAATCATAAATTAGCTTATAAAAATATTACAAAGTATGTACATTAAGCATTTATGTGATATAATAATACCATAATGAAAAAGGACTTATATGAAATTTAATGAATTAGAAAACATCAATCAGTTGACAACATATGTTGAGAGCACATACTCTAAACATTATGCTGCTCCGAATGGTGTACAAAGTATGGATCTGATCTCAGCTTCTGGCTTAGGTCTAGATTTTTGTCTTGGCAATGTATTAAAGTATGCGTCAAGATATGGTAAAAAGAATGGAGCAAATCGTGAAGATCTTATGAAGATCATGCACTATACTCTATTGGCAATTAATGAACATGACTTAAAGGAGTCGAATAATGAAACTTAGTAATGAAATAAAAGATGTATTGAGTAACTTTCAAGGGATCAATAGTAATGTTGCTCTTGGAGAAGAAGGTGGAATGATTCGTTCAATGTCTACTTCTAAAACACTTATGGCAAAAGCCAATGTAGCATTTGAATCACCATATCCATTTGGCATTTATGACTTAGGTGAATTCCTAGCTTGTCTTAATATGTTTGATGATCCTACATTATCGTTTGATGATGATAAAAAGTATGTGACAATCACAGATGGTGTTACACAATTTAAATACTACTTCTCTGATATCGACATTCTAACTGTCCCTACAAAAGATATTGCGTTACCATGTAGCGATATTCAATTTACTCTTACGTTAGACCAGTTAAACCAGCTGCGTAAAGCTTCTGCTACTCTTAAAACAAATCAACTAAGCATTCGTAAAAATGATAGTGCATCATTTATTGAGTGTGTTATTGTTGACAAGCAGAATCCAACTTCAAATCAATTCTCTATGAACATATCTAATTGCAGTATAAATACTTCTGCAGACTTTGATTTAGTCATAGACATGAATAATTTTAAATTCATCAATGCCGACTCTTATGATTTTGGTATTGATAAGAAGCTAATAGCTTCTGTAATGGCCGGCAACACACAATACTGGGTTGCTCTTGATAAAACTACAACATTTAAGGAATAATAATGGCAGATAAAAAAACTGAAACAGTTGAAGCTCCTGAGGAGCAACCAATTCACACTATTAATCTAGGTGATCTTAATGCTGTAATTCGTATCATTGATGTAGTCACCAAGCGTGGTGCAATCAATGGAGACGAGTTAGCTGATGTTGGTGCAGTACGTAATCGAATTCAAGCATTCGTTACAGCATCTACTCCAGCAGTGGCAAAAGCTGAAGTTACTGACGAAACTCCAGCTGAGTAAGTATGTACTTTTGACATTTGTGTGGTATAATAGTACCATACAAAATTATATTATGAGGTATTCGTGAAAGAAGAATTTTTATTCGTAGAAAAGTATAGACCGAAAACCATAGAGGATTGTATTCTCCCTCAAGCACTAAAAGATACATTCAAAAAAATAGTTGCTAAGGGAGAACTTCCTAACATGATGTTTACCGGTTCGGCTGGTGTAGGTAAGACTACAGTAGCCAAAGCCTTATGTAATGAATTAGATCTTGACTATATGATGATTAATGGTTCCGAAGATGGAAACATTGATACGTTACGTGGTAAGATCAAACAGTTTGCAAGTACTGTATCATTACAAGGTGGATTCAAAGTAGTTATCCTCGACGAGGCTGATTATCTTAATCCGCAATCTACACAACCTGCTCTTCGTGGTTTCATTGAAGAGTTTAGTAATAACTGTAGATTTATTCTTACTTGTAATTTTAAGAATCGTATAATAGATCCTCTTCATTCAAGGTGTTCTATATATGAATTCAACTTAGGAAACAAAGCAGTGATGGCTCAGGCATTTATGTCTAGACTTCAATTCATTCTTGATTCCGAAAGCATTATATATGACGATGCAGTCATTGCAGAACTCATTATGAAATACATACCAGACTGGAGACGTGTCATTAATGAATGTCAGCGGTATGGCATGAGTGGTCATATCGATACCGGTATTCTTGTTACTCTATCAGAGACAAGTATAAACGGATTGATGCAAGACCTCAAATCTAAAAACTTTAAGAAGATGCGTAAATGGGTAACAGATAATATTGACGTAGAATCAGCAAAGATGTTTAGAATGGTTTATGATAATATGTCAAGCTATGTCCAACCACAGAGTATTCCTCAATTGGTTCTCATACTTGCAGATTATTCATACAAAGATAGCTTTGTAGCAGATCATGAATTAAACGTAGTGGCATGTATGACTGAGATCATGTCACAAATTCAATTTAAATAGGAGCTTATATGATAGCAATGTTGGCGGACTACGCAACAATTATTTTAATGTTAGCAATGGTAAATGTTGTTTGGCAATTAGAAAAAGCAGCAACAATACTTAAAGCTATGAACGCAGTTATATCGGAGCAAATAAAAGATGACTAAATATTCAAACGTAACACCATACAGAGAAACTAATAATTTCTTCGCATCACCAACTCTTTATGAGAACATAAGAGATTTTTTATTAGAGGAAGTAATTGAAGTTTGCTTTACTAAAAAGAATGGTGACGAGCGTAAGATGAGATGCACACTTATGGCTGAACACATTCCTGCCACGAATGCACCAATATTAGAAGATGAGTCAGGTACTGTAGAGAACAAATCTTATATGAATGTATTCGATGTTCAACAACAAGGATGGAGATCATTCATTGTCAAGAATGTCAAGTATATTAAAACTAATATACCTGATTTGCCACTAGAAATTTCTGCAAGAAGACGAGCGATTGACGGGTTTAGTGAATGAATAATGAAACGAAAGTCATAGACTTCTTTACTGGTCAACCATATACTAAACAGAAATTCGAAAGACATCCAACATCCGGCTTCCATTTAGGTCAACGGATTATTGATGAGATTGTTAAACTCAATGTTAATCCATTAGTAATCGATGCTGGTTGTGGTGTGAATCCGTTTAAAGATATGTTTGATAACCTTATTGGATTTGATATAGCACCATATCCTGAAGCAGACTTCCAAGCAAGCTTTCATCAAGCACATCACATATTCAATAGAGAATTTGCTGATGTTGTCTTTGCATTAGGATCATGTAACTTCGGTACAATGGAAGAGAATCTATATTATTTTGATTACTTTATGCAATGGCTAAAACCTGGCGGATTATGTGCAGTCAGAGTTCATATTGATAGATTGCCAGAAGCTTCTAAAGCTGGGAGTGGAGTGGTGCATGTTCCGTGGACAATAGACACAGCAGATAAATGTGCACATGAATGGTTTAAGAATTATTTTGATGTTGTTGAAATGCATATTGAAACAATGAACACAGCCCCTTATTCAAAATTAGCAGTATGGATCTGGAAGAAAAAACAACACGTAGGAGCATCGCGTAATTGAATCCATTTGCTTTCATAACATCAATATCAAATTCAAAGATTGATATACTTGAGAATGAGAAAGACTATAATGCCTTTATGGTAAACCGTGGTCTTTCTTATTTTCCTGATACTGTCATATACGCTAATGAAATGAATAAGTTCCACCACCTGGATAGCCGCCTCCAGTTCGACTTTCTTATAAATATTGTAAGGAAACGAAATCGTTTTTCTAAGTGGAACAAAAATGTAGAAAGTGAGAAGCTACAAATTGTAAAAGAATATTATGGTTATAGTAATGAGAAGGCTCGTGATATACTTCCGCTTTTAAGTAATGAACACTTAAATATTATAAGAGGAAGAATACAGCATGGCGGACAACAAGGATAGTTTAGTCAATTGGTCACCGGAGATGATGCTAGAAGTTAAACTAGCAGAACCCGATGATTTTTTGAAGATCAGGGAAACACTAACACGTATGGGAGTAGCATCCAAGCGTGACTCTCAATTATTTCAATCATGCCATATCTTGCATAAGCAAGGTAGGTATTTTATAACTCACTTTAAAGAGTTATTCTTATTAGATGGTAAGCCATCAAACCTAACAGAAAATGACATTCAAAGACGTAATACAATTGTTACACTCATGTCTGACTGGGGATTATTAGAAACTGTTAAACCTATTGGAGAAACTGCTCCATTAAATCAAATAAAAATAATATCACACAAAGAAAAAGGCGATTGGGAATTATGCCCCAAATATAATATTGGAATAAAATAATGAAAATGATGACTTATCAATACTCCAATGGAGATATTGATTTACACTATGATTATATATTTGTGCAAAGATGCCCGGATATATTTGTTAAAGCTCTAAACAGTATGAATATTGTTGAGAGCATAAACTTTCAAGAATGCTACGATAAGCATGGTGTCTGCACAATTCAATCACGTACAAAATCAGCTGTAGAAACACATGAGTTTGAAGACTTTATTGAAAATATAGATTCTACACAAGGTAAAAATTATCAAATTATTTATATAGAAAATTACCAACCACGCCAGCATAGAGTAGTTGATACTCAAAATCAAGGTATAAAAATAATTAATGCAAGCATATCTTATCCAACCAATAATACAGAAGATACTCTTTTTGAGCTTTCGCCAAGAGAAATTACAAAAGATATATACCTTAGTCAAGTATGCGAAGTTTTAGATTTAGTTACCGATGACAATACTATTCTTGTTGCTGATCTACACTCCGAAGATTCTGATTTGCCTGAAGAGGCACAGTTAGAACCTAGAGGTTTAATAAATCATGCAAGTGATATAGATTCATTCAATAAACCGGGAGGTAAGGATGAATGGATAAGTTTACAAAAAATTATAACTACAGAAAATAGCAATATTAATATATCTAAAGTGATATGTAAAAAACAAGAAGGAGTTCCGTTTGGACATCATCCATTAGAATTTACAATTTAAATTATGATTACAGCTTTGTTATTAGGGACTTTATATGGTCTCGTGATTGGATTAATACCCGCAGCCGGAGCAACAACAGGTCTTGTTATTCTATTCGGCTTCTTATCATACTTTACTGACCCATATCTTGGCGTTATTTTTTGTATGGCAACCGTCGCAGCATCAACCACAGGTGACACATACTCTGGAGTATTATTAGGAATTCCTGGTGCTAACTCAGCTGCCGCCACAATGGTAGATGGTTATCCATTAGCTAAACAAGGCAAAG